CCCAGATGTTTATGTTCTTACCATATTTGTTGTTGTTGTAAGGTAAGGGTTGCTTATCTTCAAAGAATTGTAAGTACTCAGAAGACCTTTTCTTAAGGAAGTCTGGTATAATACCTACCTCCCATCCGCTTAAGTTGTTCATACCAACAATACGGTCTAATAATTCTTTCATCTCTAATGAATCTATTACATCCTCATTAAAATTGTATATAGGAAAAAATCTTTGACAAATAATACTTCCATTAATTTTTAATACAAACTCAAATGGGTGTTGTTCTGTTTTGTTATCTCTCATAATAAATTTTGTTATTCTATTGTTATTTTTTTAAGTTCCCTCTCCATTATTTTTTTGAATGGAACTAAATAATCATCAAACCTAGATTCTCCGATTAAATGACCTATACCATCTTGTTTTATTAGGTTATAAGCATTCTTTATTCCCCTTCCATCTGGGTTCAGTGGTGCATCTAAATATTCATCTAAACGTTCCAATGCTTTTTCCGTCATTAAAGGTTCTGATAGGTTTACTAACTTCCAAGTAGTTTCGTAGAACTCCATACCTAATACTAGGTCTTCGGATACTCCATTTTCATCTGGTTTGGTAGTAGTAATACCTTGGATAATATTAGTTAGCACAGCTAGTGGTTTTTTCTTAACCTCTAATCTTTTTGTTTGTAACTTATCCGCTTTTATAAGAATTTCTTCTAGAGTTACTTTCCGTTCTGTTAGTTCTGGAAAGTTTTTAAGGAGTGTTGGTTCTCCTAGTCTTTTAATACCTCTGATACTGTCTGAGTTGTCACCAATTATTGATTTAACCAATGCAGCATTCTCTCTGTGATAATTAAAGTACTTGTTAAAATTTGCAACTGTTACATAATTCTTTATTTTTGGGTCACAAAAGTAAATTCTGATACCCCGATTAATCAATTGTGCCATGTCTCTGTCATTTGTACAAATGGTTACAGCTTCATGCTCTTTTTTCGTTTTACAATAATACGCAATATAATCGTCACTTTCAACTATTTCATCTTTTATTTGTCTAATAAATAACTCTTCTAGGTATTTTGATATCCTAAGTTTCTGATATACTTCACTTTCGTCCACTGGATGTGTCCCGTTAATAAAGTCTTTTCCACGGTTAGATTTGTAGTCTGGATAGAAATTATACCTTAGTTTACCACTAAAAGTACCATCCCAAAAGACATAAACTTGGTGATAAAGATTTTCTGATAATAATTTACGTAGAACCGTAATGAATTGATAGATGCCGCCAATATGGACACCATCTCTATTAAAAACACCACTAGCCCCGTTAAACCCCGTTTTAAATAAGGCATTACCATCGACTAGTAGTGTGTTTAGTATTTGTTTTTTCTTCCCGTTTCTGGGTGGTTTTCTATTCACGTCATGTGATTTAGAGGGTTAATAAAAAAATTACTCGGTAGTATCCTCACCTTCCATTGTCCCTTCTTCCTCTGTAAAAGAAACTACGGTATCGAAATCTACATTTAACATATCATGTATGTGTTTTCTATGTTCTTTTTTGTAAGCGTCAATCTCGTTTGGGTTAATATAACCGTGAGAAGTTGAAGCAATTTCACCTTTCTTACCGCCAATACCAACGTGATTTTTAACAATGTGGATTTTAGTCTGAATACCGTATGTGTAATCTTGACCTAATGCAGTTGCTTTTAACGCTTTAGTACCGTGTGATTGTTGACCACCTACGTGTACAATAATTCTAGCGTTGAAGAACATAAATTCTCCACCTTTATGTTTAACAACTGGTTGTCCCATTCCCATAGCATCTAACCATATCTTCTGTACACAGATTAATGTGTTAGTGTATTCCGAATCATCTCTTCTTGAAGAAGGAATAAGGAAGTTTACTAGTGGTCCGAAACAGTTCATAGCCCCAGCATTCCATTGGTTGTTTGAACCATTTGCTGTTGCTGATTGGTAACCGTTAAGTGTACCGATAGAATCCCATAAGAAACAAAGATTATAAGGTAACTCACCGTCATTTTGTTTGTTAATCATATCAGTCATAAACATTGCAACATCTTCAATAACTGGTTGATTTCTTGTTGGTTTTGTTTTGTACTTAGATTCTTTATGACAATATAGTTTATATCTTTCGTATAAATCCATACTTCTCATTAATATAAAGTTCTTAGGTTTGGTTTCAATTTCACCCGTTACCTCATCTACAACTTCAATATATTCAACACCAACTTGCTTTGCATGTTCCCAAGACCAGTTACCCTCTGTTTCAATAACAACTGGTAAATCTCCAATCTTTTGTGCCCCAGCAATTGATTCGTAGAATGCTGTTGATTTTCCTGTATTTGAGAACCCTCTAACTAAAGATACATAACCTCTAGGGAATCCTGGTAATTTAATAGCATCATGCCATGCTTTAGATAATGGAACCCATGTTAAATCTTTATCTTTAGGGTCTGTTGCTATTTTTTCCGAATCTAAAAATGAATTTAGGTCGAAGTTAGTTTTTGATACTGCTTTTTTTGGTGGTTGTTTTTTAGCCATAATTAATAATTAAAACTCTTGTTATTATATATATATATAATGAAGGACACGTTAAGTGTCCCTCATAAAATTAAATTGTCTTGTTTAGAATGGTAAGTCATCATCTTCTTCCTCAGCTTGTGCTGGTGAAGTAGGTGTTCGTGCAGCAGTCTCAGAAACTGGTGAGACACTTTCTGGTGCTGCTGTTTCAGCAACTGGTGTTGCCGTCTCAGTGTTAGCGTTAGCGTTAGCCACACCGATAGATAATTCACTATCGTGAGCAGCTTCTGGTGTTATAACTTTAGCCTCAGCTTCTACCTTATCAACCCATTTTCCAGTTTTACCCTCAGCATCTGGTGTTTCGAATTTCTCCCACATTGGAACTCCACCTCTAACGATGATTTCTAAGTACTTGTAAGGTTTAACCGAATAAACATCTTCCCAAGTTTTCTCCTTTGCAGATTCTCTCCATGCCGCCATTTGTTCAGCATCAGATGATAATGGTGTTTGTGTCATATTATAGTTAATACCTGTTACTACGGAAATGTCTCCATCTCTAGTTACTGATATAATCATATCTCTACCGTTTGTAGAAGATACTGGGTCTTCACTTTGTGGTAAAGTACCATTTGCTGCATTGATTTTATCGAATGTTCCAGCATTTTTGTAGTGGTGGTTAAATCTCCAGAATTTAACACCATGGTCTGGGTTATCTCTGTCAATTACTTTAGCGACATACATTAATTTAGCTGAAAATTGGTTTGATTCTTTTTTGGATTCTACACTTCCTTCCGCTAATAAGATTTCTCTTGCTTCACAGAAAGGACATTTTTCACCTTTTTCGTGTTTTGGACAAATGAATGTTCTCCATTTACCATCCACTTTTTTCTTGTGACCAAAAATTTGTGAGAATGGAGATTCTAATTCTCCCTCTGGCTCCACAATACGGATTTGTTTTTGGGCACTGTTAATTCCTTTTTTTAGGAATGTTCCGAAATAATTGTCTTCGTTAAAGACATTAGTTTTTTTCTTTTTTGATGTCGGAGTACTGTTTGTTTTGTACTGGTTCATCATAGCATCTAATCTACTCATGTTTTTTTGTTTTGTTTATTAAATTATTTAACTTTATTTAACTCTATCTTCCGAGTTGCACATCGTGTTATAATAATACGAAATTTATCTCAAAAGTCAAGCGATTTTTAATAAAAACCTCATAATATTTTTACAAATATACACCTAATTTAATTAACATGCAACGTAAACATAAAAAACTTTTAAAAATAAAAAAAGACCCCTAATTGGGGTCTTTTTTTATTTATTTTTATTGATTTTAAAAATCTACATCTTCCTCTTCGTAACCACTCATCGTGTCATCAAGACTAGATTTGATTTGTGCTTCTGAATAATCTGAATCTATATCATCTTTAGTTAGTGTGTATTCTTTTGGAACACCTTCTTCTTCATCGTTAGATAATACATCATACTTACCTTCTTGTGTTTTCCAAAAATCAGTAAGTTTAAGATTGTATGGATAAGAATCTAAAGACCTCATCTCAATTTTCTCTTCTGGTGTTGGGGCTCTCTTTTCTAACTCATTTTCTAAGTTATCAATCTTGGCACCAATGCTATTAACATCATTAAGTTGTGCTTCTAATTTACCTACCATTCCCATTAATTGGTCAACCTTAGCGTTAGCACTATCAGCACTTGCTTTTGCTTCATCAGCACTAGCCACTAATTCTGTAACATCTAATTCAACCTCATCTTCTGGTTCATCAACAGATAGTTCTTCACCACCCATATCTGGTTCATCCATTGCTGGTTCTTCCATAGGTTCTTCACCGCCCATATCATCCATAGGTTCGTCTTCCATCTCTGGGTCAGCAACATCACCACCTTCTGCATCCAAATCGGCTTCAAGACCTTCCAAGTCAGCATCAGCTTCTGGTTCTTCTGGGTCTTCTTCACTTAATAGTAAATCATCAATTTCCCCAGCTGGGTCATCACCTTCTGGAACATAGAAGGAATACTCATTAAGCATGTTAAACCTCTTTAGTTCTTCGTTTAAAAGTTTCTTCTTGTCCTTCATTGTATTACATTAAAAGTTGTCTACCGTCTTCTGTTTTGATAGTTTTGTTTATTCTCTCTACAAGACCGTTGTTTTGTTTAATCATGCATTCTTTGTCACCTTTGCAATCTTCTTGCTTTGGTTGTTCTTGACCTAAGAATTGGTCTAGCCCTTGGTCCATGTTTTGTTTGTTCTTGTCGTTTGACATAATTTATTAAATTTTGTTTACGTTATTCTTTATTATAAATATCAAGAAATCACTAAAAAACCTTCTCTATGTTAAATATAGCTAGTTCGTTGTTATTTGATAGTATTAATTTGTTTTGATATTTATGCCAATCAACCTTAACTGATTTGTGGTCGATATTACCAGAATCCCCTTCACATATTGATTCTATTAGTTTATTTAATGCATTGATAGTGTATATCGCGTTACCTCTCTTGTGAATAAGAATTGCACTTGGGAATAAAGCTTTGAAATTAACTTTATTACCCTCTTTAAGTTTGAACTTGAAAGTAACGATTAATTTTGATTCATCATCTAGATTTTTATAAACAAAAACCTTATCTCTAGCTATTGAGAACTTGTTCTCAAGATAGTCTAAAAACCATTCCAACCTTTCTGGAAATATAAACGATGCAAGTAGTATTGTTTTATCCATTTTTTATAGCGTACAAGTATGGTATGTACTTAACTGAATGTTCCAGTCTTTCCATATTATCTTTATACTCTATAAATATTTCATCATTCTCTAAAAACACACTACATTTGTTTTTTATCTTATTTTCTATACCGTCAACGTTTAACCCCATATAACTCACTAAACCTAGGTCTAGACCGAATATTAGTTTATCACCATAAATATACACCATATTCTTGTGTTTAAAGGCTATTTTCTTATTTATCGATAATAGCTTCCTAACTATTTTATTGATAACTATTGGTCGAAACTGAATTAAATCAATAAAAATATAATCTATATCTTCTACCAATTTTTTGTTAGCTAATGTAATGAATGATTCTACATCAGATGTGAAGATATCTCTACGTTCAGTTCTAGCGAATGTCCAAAATAGATTTTCCTCTAATTTCTTATCATAAATCTCATAGTCGTCATAGTTTTTAGAAACCCAATCGTAGGACGTAACAAGAGTTGGGATACCTTCTATTGTGTCATTCACATCTTTGACAACATTAATGTCATCCGTTACATCTACTTTGTTAGTTGTTACAATATTCGCAATCTTCATAATCACAAATATACGAAAAATATTTTAATTATGTTGTGTTGGTTTCTGTACCATCCCCAATATTCTTCGCTAATCTATATTTACAGTCTTCATATATTGCTCTAACTCCGTCATTACCTTTAGGGTTTTCTACACCTATCTGTTCTTTGTTTACATTTACTGTGTAACCATATATTGTTGGGTTGTCAGTCATTAAACATGTTGCTGCTGTCCCATGATATTCAAAATGCCAATGTTCTTCTAATCCAACACCATTTCTAATACCTTGTGGTAATACAAAGCCATATATGTAAGAATTATCATATAACCATTTTATAGCTGGATTACTAATAGTACTAAATGCTGACAATGTATTTTTTTCATTGGGTATTAATGTACCATCCTTTCTAGTGAACTGAATATCTATGGCTATACCCCATCCGTGATTAGATGTTCCTGGTGTTGCAGCACCACTACCGTATTTTTTTTTAAGTTCTACCTGTTTATTATAATCTCTGAATATACTAGTTATGTAAGCATAATAACCGTTATTACCATTAAATCCATTATCTTTCATCCATACAACCCAGTCTGTTAACATATTTACTAATGGGTCTACAGCCTCTTGTATTAATACATTTTCTGTTGGTAAGTTTAATTTACGGTTGTCTATACCATCAATTCTAGGTATCTGCTTTGTAATAATATTACCAGTATCTATGTTAGCATTAGAACCACCATTATCAATAATTGTTTGAACTATAGGTGGTACTGACCCATTTGTTGTAGTTGATGTGAATCTATCTAGACTTGCTAACCCTTCCACATCACTTAATGTGCCTAACATAGACATGTAAAGTGTTTCACTGTCCGTTAAGGGTGTATCAACATATCTTGTACTAACACCTTTAATACCCATTGCTGTTATTTCTGTTGAATATGACCTAACTTGATAAACATTCCAAAGGTTTTGACCAGCTTGTGTTCTGCTGCTCTGACTACCTTGATTTGCAATAGAGTCAGTTATTTGTAATGATTCGTCAGTCTCTGAAAATTCTTGTTGGTCTAATTTAATATCGGTAAAAATATTTTGGTTTTGTTGACCGTAATTAACCGCAAATGCAACAACGTTATGTTCGTTAGTTGCTTTTTGTTTACTAAAATCTTTAGGTAATCCTGTCTCGCTCATGTCTAGGTTTCCTTCACTATCACATCTAAAATCAAAACCATCATTCGGAAATGCGGAACCTTTACCTAGGTCTAATTTATTTGACCCTTGACCAACATATACACATACGAAGGTAGGTCCAGAGACACTCTTATCCAAATCATTATTGTAAATCTCTGGTTTAAATAATGCTTCCATTTCGACTTTACTATTGTAATCGATAAATGATGGTAATGCAATGAAATTAAAATTATTATCTGCTAATGTTCTAGAAATTAAATCATAAAAACTTTGGTTAGGGTTACCTAACACAATATCGGTTATAATTTTAGGGTTTAATAAAAAATCATCACCTAAGTCATTAAATGCTCTGTTTGTAAATCTAAAACTATCAATAAGTCTAACGTTACTACTACTCTTTCTACTTTTAGATGCATTAGCTTTACTAACTAATCCGTCACCAGCACCACAACTTGTCATGATGTTACCTTGTGAACCAGCAATCCATTTGTCGTATAGAGATTTACAGTGTCTATAAATATTTAATTTTATAGTGTTATTGTCCATAGTATTGAATAACTGATTCTTAATGATATCATCTTTGTTTTCTGGTGTTTTTTTTGTTAACTTTTTCCATTCTACAACAAATGATTTTATATATTCAAACATTTCATTACGTGTACAACTAAATTCAGTTAATAAATCCGACTGTGACGAATCATTGTAATAAACATCACCATCATTATCTACAAATCTAGTTGCCACCCATGGTTTGTATGAATTATTAGCAATCCAAACACCTTTCTTGAATAAACCAACCATTGTTTGGTTTGCGGTACCGTTCTTATGTCCTAAATCATAATTATATTCTTTAGATTGTTCAAATTGTGGTAATCCAAGAAATGGTGAATTCTTAACACCGTTTGGTCCAGACTCACCTTTAGTTGTTGCACGAGTACGTATTGGCATCAAGTATTCTAAATTATTAAAGTTTCTAAACGCTTTAGCCTTGTCAACCTTAAGACCAGTAATACCACCAGATGCTGGTGTTGTTGCAGAAACATATGGTTGCCAATACAGACTATCCCCAATAGTTGGACTATCAGTGTTATCGATTAATGCTGTATCTTTCCATCTAGTTTCCCAACTAGTGGTACCTTCATCAAATGAACCGTAAGCATACCCATTTACGTTATATGTTGTCGTTGTGTTTGCATCTGGTAAATCCCAATTAGTATTAAATCCAGCACTAGTAACACCTCCGTGAATTTCGAATTCGTCTCTAATACCTTCCCATTCTTGACTATTTACAAAATCGAAAAAAACTTTGATAAATTCTTTCTTAATTTGTTTCGGTAATTTTATTAATGTATTGTCAAGGTATTTATAATTACCATCAGTTTCAAAATACATAGGACCATCAGCAACAGTGCTAGTTATATATTGGTCTCTAGATGGTAATCTATCTATAGTTGTATTTATTAATGTGTTGTTTTTCCAACTATTATGATTTTC